AGGGGGGTGCAGATTAAGTAACCCATGGCCACCTTACGCTGCACGTTGCGGCTTGCGTGTAGTCTCAGTTTGCGGGTGCTGGGCGTTGGCACAACGTGTTCGGACAAGAAGACAGGGCGCAGAATGGACGCAAGCGCCCATTTCCGCCCAAATCTATAGATTATATACCGTGGCCACCCGCGTACGCGCATGGCAACGAGTAAGACCGGATCGTTCTGGCTGACTGAGACAGTGCAACTTCCAGGAGGGAGTGCTGATGGTGATCGAGTGCAGGGTACGATTGACCTTGGTGCATACGTTGACGTCGGCGACCAGCAAGCTATCAGTATCGAAGAAGTCGATTTCATCTGGCAGCGTGCCACAGACTTCGGGAATGACCTAGCACTTCTCCTGGCTAGCAATGGTGCGCTCGGTGCTCAACTCTCCGATCTCAATCCCGGCACCGCCTTTATGAGAGCAGACGATAACAGTTTGATAGCCAGCGGGGCAATCAACATCGATTTCACAAACAACATCGGTACCTCCTCGTCTGATTTTTACCCGGACGTGTTTGGCAAGCTAGACCAGTCAAGGATGGTCGTCAATGATTCGCTTTACCTGGTAATCGGTGTCGATGCTGCAGCGGGAACAGGAGTCGCCGTGGACTACTGCACGGTGCGTATCAAGTGCCGCATAGTCAAACTGACATCCAAGGACTGGATGGCGATTGCGATCCAGAGCACGGCTAGTGACAATTGAGGTGGTTAGCCTGGCTAACTTCTGTCCGAACTGCGGCGAGGCTCTAGGTTCTCATGGGACCACGAAGGGAGAAGTCCGGTCGACAGCCAGGAGAGCCTACGAGGATCCAGACACGAAGGTAGCGAGGAAGGTTAAGCGTAAGCCGAGCGCGTACAACAAGCGGTACGCGAAGGCATTCAAGAAGTTGAAGAGAGCTCATCCTCGAACATCCTTCGCTAGGTTGGCGAAGAAGGCCCACCGATTAGCCAGGAGGAAGAAGTAATGGCTAAAGATGCAGTCAAAGAGCGCCTGCTCCGAAAGTTGATCCCTCCTGGCGTCTTCCAGATAGACGGTAGTAGCTACACAGTCTCGGGGGGAGGGGGTTGGAAATTAGTCACGGCTTTCGATAGTGAAGGGAATGCTACACGCTGGGCAGTATGGCGAGGCTACTTCGATCTCTCGGGCATCGTTGAGCAACAGGAAACCCTGTTCACTGTCAATCCCATGTTCCAGGAAGGAGCCGATTGGAACTACACGACCACCGACCCAATCGGTGCTCTAGTGATCTACGATCTCATCACTCAAGAGTATATCACGGACGCGACCTTCAATGGAGTTCTACCTAATTCTGGGATGTGGATCGCGCCTGGCATGATGAGCACATCTGATGATTCACTGGGACCGAACACCGGAGCACCCTACGAACTCCAAGATGTCCACTTTGGAACCTCTCGAACTAAACAACTCGGCTCGCTTACAACTCTAGGAGTTTCTCCATATCTACCGAGCACGACAAACGTAAGCTCGTGGGGAGTCGGGTCAGCTACAGCCGGACAGAAACTCTACATTACCAGGGCCATTCATCTTGAGAGCGCAATGGCTACTGAACCTGGCAATGAAATCATCTCCCCACCTACGGCTGTGGTCGTTCCTGCTCTCATCGCCAAGGAGACCGACCTACGCTACATCGAACGCCTTCGCCGATCCTATGTCGTCCAAGCGACGGTGGATTGAATGGTTGTCAGTTTTGCAATTGGGCTAGGCTGGAACCGATTATGGAAAGGTGATGATTGGAAATATATTCTAGGAGCCCTCATCGCCCACCCCAAAACAAGGGGATACATATGGAAGGCTGCTCGATGGGCTGCACCCATGGCATGGGCTGGAACTAAGATTGTTGCCGCAGATGCTGTTATCATTGCCCGTGCAGCAGCCACAACCCAAACAGGTGCGGCCATCGGATCGGGAGCGATGGTTGTAGCTGCAGTCGGCGCTGGCTACACTATCGGCGCAGTCACGGGTACCGTCATCGTTAGCCAGGCGGAGAAGAGAGAGATTGTCTACGAAGGAGCGACGGCCGATGTCCTAGACTTCTACACAGGCGAGGGTCAGTATTGGGCACAAGGTGCAGACGATCCCACGCCTGGCTACTTCAACATCCCTGGTAACGCATCCTTGATTGCCAAGCACTACTGGAACAAGTGGGTGTGAACAACCCCGGTCTATCGTGTGTATTCGTGCAAGGATTCGCATTAGACTTTTTCAGATATAAAGAAAGTTCGATTCTAAGCGAATTAGCCTCGATATTCGTTCAGGGATTGCTGCTCCCTGGGTACGCGTACCGAGTTTCCGCACTCAGGGCAATACCAGATGCGCCGCTCCAGGCTGAAAATCATCTTCGTGTTGCACACATAAGATTGAGGGATGGCGCCGATGGCGGCTTGACAGATTGTCATTCAATCATCCTCCTGGCATCTTCGGCACCCTTCTCTCGCTGGATCGCTTCCTTCGTCCTACGCCAGTCGTCGATGATGAGCTCTAGCGCTCGGGATCGGTTCCCACCTGTCTCTCTCCTGGCGTGGAACTCTATCTCCACCGCTGCCCAGAGCGGTATCCTGTAGTTCCTGGCCACGTACGGGCCTGCTTTGTCCCTGCTTCGGTAACTCTTCGGCATGATGTTGGCCAAATGAACAACTGCTATAATGATATCCTAAAGTGAAGCAGGGGGGTGCAGATTAAGTAACCCATGGCCACCTTACGCTGCACGTTGCGGCTTGCGTGTAGTCTC